GCCACACTATAACCCGCATCTATATGGTAACGCACACCCCCGCGCCAACCATTGAAACCACACCCGAAATAATTAAGGTGAGTCATATTGGCAAATAAATAATTGCCAAAACGTGTCGAAGTAACAATGGATGTTGGTGTCACAAGATCATCAGTATAACCACCATAATAAGGATAAATCGATCTAAACCAAGTTAATGCCCTTTGGTCTAAACCTCCTGAATCTGCCTGAAGAGAAAAAATTTCATGCAACATTGCTCTTTTCAGGACTTGTCGGATCGATTGAATTGATTCGCCAAAATGGATCTTATTGGCTAAACCATCTTGAACAATTTTCATCCCCATATGGCGACAATATTCTTCACTTTGCACGGGAACATCCACATTCATGTCCTTTTCCGGTGCAGATTGTGGCACGATTTCTTCTTCAATCGTTCCGGCACTAACTGCTTGCCCAATTTCCGTCCGCGGTTTAAAACCACATACACGGAAATTGTCATCCATGCCAAATACTTCAAAATCATCGTCCATAGAAACACTCACTAAAACCTTGACATCATTTGTCAAAGCATAATTGGAAGTTGTTAATTCATTGACAATGTATACTGATAATACACCATTACCTGCTGACGAAGCAGAAGAGCTATAAGATAACGGTGTGGCTGGTGATAATCCCGACGACCTAGAATAAAAAGAACCCTGTGGTTGTTGAAAAGGCAAATGATTCCTATACGTGGTAACTTGACCCCAACCTGCTGAAACCGTAAAATCAGGACATTCAGAAATGTCAATAATGTGAGTATAAGCTGTGTTGTATGGTGCATTGGGATCACCACGTACAGGATCATAGACCACCTTCAATCTCCCCTTGTGAAAACCAGCACATACAACTTGAAATCGAAATTTCATAGAACCGCGCCACCAAGTGAAAGGAAAAGCAGAAAAACATGCTGCAGTAAAATGATGTGCAGCTTGAAACGTGTCAGTGCCAACTTGTCTGTGTAAACAAGGATCTACAATAGCAGAAAACAAAAGCGTCTCTGCTGGTACACCAATTCCCCAATCAAACAAATCCAAGTATGATTCTCTCATAGCAACCGACAAAATAGTCATTTCGTCCTTAGAATCCAAACCTGCGACGATAGGATCAATCGTCAGTTCCTGTTGAGTGTCATATGACAATTTTTCAACATTGGCACGACCATCGCATAATGCATATGATGGGCACCCAACGGGCTGTATCTCAGGAACATCGGTGCGAGGTGGTTTTGAAAATCCAAACAACGTTGCCATTTGTGAAATGGATTTTGCTCCAATCTCAGTTGCCAAAGCAAAATTTCCTATGTAAGGTATCTTGGTAAACAACGAAGCTGTTTTTGCAACGGCAGAAGCAGGTTTTGAGATAATACCCGCATATTCTGATTTAGATTGAGGAATAATAGACAAAGGTAAAATGTCTGTCAATCCAGTCAAATTAACATTTTCCGCCCAAGCAAAAATTGTAACCTCAACATCGCCAGCCACTGGTCCGTTCAAATGTCGCAAAGGAGCAAAAGAATTCAAATCCATGCGACCCATAACTGACCATTCTGATAACGTAATGTCCAAAGAATTAGATGGCCAGAAAAATGGACATAAGATGGATCCACCTTGGGAATTGGTAGGATTCAAATAAACGTGAGGACGCTGAGAAGCGCCTACCAAATCGGATGGCGAATTAGGAATACGTGTTAATGTATCCAAT